TTCCAGCGCGTTTCCTGATGCCGGACGCGACGCGCCAAGCCGGCCAAGTATGCGGGTTCATTCAGCGGAACGACGACACGAAACTGTGCATTCAGGTGGCGACGGGCGCCGATCAGGGGCGCACGGTTTATCTTTCTGAGGATTGGGTAATTGAGGTGGTGGCGTGAACGGTAGCCAACTACGCCTACTCAGGCAACGCGCTGGAATGACCCAGCAGGAACTGGCCGACCGCTGGGGGCTTTCCCGAGAGACGATTACCCGGTATGAGCGCGGCAGCCTCACAATACCGAAGTGGGTCAGCGATGCAATTTTACAGGTAACCAGGGGGGTCACGAATGGCGGCGCGAATTGATGTTGACGAACTCAAGTCACGAATTTCAATGGTCGAACTGGCCGGGGCCTGCGGCGTTGAACTCAAGAAACAGGGCAACGAATACAAGGGGCTTTGCCCGTTCCACTCTGAGAAAACCCCCTCTTTCACCGTGACGCCTAATAAATCAGACGGCTATTACTGTTTCGGCTGCGGCGAGGGTGGCGATCATGTGGCGTTTATTTCCAAACTGTACGGGACCGACTTCCAGGATTCGCTTGAGAAACTACAGGAAATCGCAGGCACAGGAATCGCCACCGGAGAGGCTAGGCCGAAACGCGCACCCAAAGAACCCGAGCCCGAAACCTGGCAGCCACTTGGCGCAGGGCCAGAACAGGACGCGCCCGCCACTCTGGCCGTGAATCGTGACGGCAAGTGGGTGGATCTGCCTGTTGTGGCGGCGTGGGCCTATCGTGATCTGGCTGGCGGACTCCATGGGTACACGTGCCGCATCGAGCCGGAACCCGGCAAGAAGGAAATTATCCCGCTGACGTGGATGACCAACACAGAAACCGGATCAACGGAGCTGCGCAGGAAGTCACTGCCAGAGCCACGGCTCCTGTATGGCGCTGAGTACCTACAGTCGAACCCAAAGGCTAACGTGATACTGGTTGAGGGGGAAAAGGCCGCAGACGCAGCGAGAAGGCTACTCACGGGCAAGCCTTTCATCGTCCTGTCATGGCCCGGTGGCGGCAAGGCCGTATCCAAGGCCGATTGGCAACTTCTCGCGAACCGAAAAATCGTCGGCTGGCCTGACTGCGATTCCAAACGGGACATGCAAACCGGCGAATACAAGCCCCACCACGAGCAGCCGGGCACCTCTGCCATGCTGGACATCGCTGCCAGGGTATCCGAACACGGCGCAACCATGCGCATCGTGAACGTACCGCAGCCCGGCGAACTGGAAGACGGCTGGGACGCGGCAGACGCTGAGGCAGAAGGATGGGACGCGACCAGGGTAGTCAAATACCTCAAGGACAACGCGGCCAAACCTGTCGATCTGGTCCCGAGCGACGACCAGCCGCCAGCGGATGATCAGCCGAACGAACCAGAACCGGAACCCTCGCAGCCCTGCATGCCCTTCCGCTGCCTGGGGGTCGACGAGGGCAATTACTACTACCTCCCGTCCAGCACCCAGCAGGTAACGCCGATCAGCGCGGCGGGCCACTCCAATAAATCGAACCTGTTGCAGTTGGCGCCGCTTGAGTGGTGGGAATCGACGTTCGGCGCGAAGAACGGGCCAGACTGGACAGCGGGCGCGTCCTACCTGTTCGAACTCAACGCTGCCATCGGCACCTTTGACGCAACCAAGGTCAGGGGTCGGGGCGCGTGGTTCGATGATGGCAGGTCCGTCCTGCATCTGGGTGACCGGCTGCTGGTGGACGGCAAACAGATCCCGATCACCGACTTCCAAACCCGGTTTATCTATGAGCGCAAACCACCGCTTGAGGGCCTGATGCCCGAAGGCCACCTTGATGAATCCGAGGCGCTACGGCTGCACCAGATAACGGGCATGCTCAACTGGCAGAAACCAATAAACTCAACCCTACTCGCCGGCTGGATAGTCCTGTCACCGATCTGCGGCGCCATGCAGTGGAGGCCTCACGTTTGGCTAACGGGTCAACGCGGCACGGGCAAGACCTGGCTTGTGGATAATATCATCGCCCCGGCCATCGGTGCGTCATCCCTCACAGTGCAGTCCAACTCGACTGAGGCCGGTATCCGACAGCGGCTCAAACAGGATGCGCGCCCAGTGGTGTTCGACGAGGCCGAAGGGGAGAACCAGCATGCCAGGCAACGTATGCAGGCCGTTCTTGAACTGGCAAGACAGGCGTCCAGCGACGGCCTGGCCGAGATCGCCAAGGGCACGGCAGGCGGCAAGGCTCTGTCGTTCAAGGTGCGGTCCATGTTCCTTATGGGCTCAATCAACGTGGGGCTGGCTCAGGCATCGGACAAATCCCGTTTCACGGTACTGACGCTCTCAAAGGCACCGCACGGCATCGAAGGCCGCAAACAGTTTGAGGCCCTGGAGGAAACCGTCAACAACACCATGACTAAAGAGTTTTGCGCGGGGCTTCGTGCCCGCACATACCACCTGATACCCACCATCCGAAAGAGCGCCAAGGTATTCGCCAAGGCCGCAGCGGAACACATCGGAAACCAGAGGGCCGGTGATCAGCTCGGTGCGTTGCTGGCCGGTGCGTGGTCTCTGGGGTCTTCTGAGGTGGTTACGGAGGCTGAGGCTGCTGACTACGTTCGGGGTCAGGACTGGGGCCTTGACGCGGACGAGAGCATGGACAGCGATGAAACCATGTTGATGCAGCACCTTCTGTCGTCCCGAATTGATATCGAGATACAGGGCGGATTCAGGCGAACAAGAACGGTGGCGGAGATATTGGAGAAACTGTCATCTGCCCACATGGACCAGCCGTCAAACGATTTTGAATACATGCCGGAGGACGGAAAGCAGGCCATCGCACGGGCAGGCATTCGATACGCTGACGGGTTCGTGATCATCAGCGAGAGTCACCCACGACTGAAAGAAATACTCAGAGATACGCCTTGGGGTGGTGGTTGGGGTGACATAATTTCGCGGATCAGTGGGGCGGAGCGGCTGACAGCTTACAGGTTTGCGGGGATGCGAACGAGAGCGATAAAGATTCCTATTGAGCAAATCATACAATAATCCGCTGACATGTCAGCAGCCCCGCTGACAGTCGCGCTGACACCCTAAGCCCTTGATCCGTAACGGAAAAAGGGCTTTTTTTATGGTCTGTCAGCGCTGTCAGCGGGGGAGAGAAGCCCCCTTACAAGAAAGATCCCACAATAACCGTTTTACAGCTAGAGCCATATCACGCGTATGAAGCTAGAATGTACGCTGACAACGCTGACAAACACACTATAATAATAATAATTCTATGAAAATCATGTATGTATGTATGTGAAAAGCGTCAGCGCGCACCGTCAGCGCCGTGTCAGCGCCTGCTGACAGACAAGAGGGTCAGTGGGCTCGGCCGATTTTATGGGAGCAATGTTTGACTGCTTGAATTAAATTGAATAACTATTAGAATATGGAATATATGAATCAGAGGGACTAAAAATGAACATTGAAAAAGGCATACCGATTCCTCATAAGGCAGGATCGACAGGAAGGCCGGCCAAATATGATTTTGACAAAATGGAAGTTGGTGACTCTGTGCTGGTTGACGGATTTTTAGCTACGACGCAATTCTGCAAAGCCTACGGAGCCGCAAAAAAGCTTCAAAAGCGAACAGGCAAGAAGTTTTCAGGCCGCACCCAGCCTGAAGGAAAGGTTAGGATTTGGCGGATTGAGTGATTCGGTGTACGCTTAACCCAGCACCGATTGCGGGCCAGTCGGGATATAACGCCCGCAGCCAGCGCCCAATCTCCGAAGCGAAGCCTTAACCCGGTCAGGTCCGGGGGATAGCCAAAGGCGAGGTGAAGAGCTTAAAAGTTGGGTGAGTTGGTCGTAGGCCCCACGATACGGGGCGATTTATTTTCAACGACGGATAGAGATATGACGAACCCAGTTGGCAGGCCAAGAAAATACGAAACGCCGGAAGACTTCGACCGAAAGGTTGAGGAGTATTACGCGTACTGCAAGGAAGAATGTGAACCTGTAACTTGGACGGGCCTGGCCTTATATCTCGGTTTCAGCTCGCGACAAAGTATCGACGAATACCTGAAGTACGAGGGTTTTTCTGACTCTGTAAAAAGGGCGAAAGCACTTGTTGAGTGGCATTACGAGATGCGACTGGCTACATCCAGCGCGCCGACCGGGGCTATCTTTGCATTAAAGAACTTCGGATCGTGACTGGGAAACCGAGATATAAGG